AATATTGCAACAATCAATAGTTTGCCATCACGCCTAATGGAGGGGTTTGCCAACCTAGTTGGATATAGCAGATTTGAGGGAACGCGCTCTACCGTAACACTTACGGTCACGGCTTTCGATACGTCTGGCGGAGTTGTCCCGAAGGGAACAATTTTTGCGCATCGCTACACGGAACCAGATGGAACCGTAACTGAGTATACATATGAGACCATAGAAGAAATTGATCTCGCGCCAGCATGGTCATCCACAACCACATATGCTATTGGTGATTATGTTACTTATACGGGGAATACGTATATTGCTTTGCTTGGCTCAAACACAAACCAGAACCCAGTGACAGCAACAACATACTGGGATCAACTTGGCGCTGGAGACAACCCCCCATCCGCAAGCGTCGATGTTGTCTCAAAGACCATTGGTTATACGCCCTTGATTTCAGATGGGACAGAACTTGTTTGCATTACAACCAATAACATTATTGACACCGCATTTGCCGAAGATGACTTTGCTGTTGGCTTGGATGGGGACACCGATGCAGACTACCTCTCTGGGGCGCGCACACATATTCAGTCACTATCCGACAGCATCTCTACCGCATCACAAATGCAGTCAAGTATTTTGGTTAATTTTAGAGAGACACAAATTTGCAAGGTCTATGACCTAACAAACTCCACCTCACTGGCAGTTTCTGCGGCAGACGCACCAGGCTATCTGACTGCGTTTGTCTACGGCAAGGACAGAGTTTTGACGTCTGCGGAACGCTCATCCATCGATACTTTTATTACAAATAGATCAGTTCCTGGTTTGGAAATTGGCGTACTTGACTTTGATTTTGCGCCATTAACCATCGACATAGCACTCACCTATCAATCATCCCTAGATTCGGCTGATGTTATTGCTTTGGTGAAACAATCAATAGTTAATGCGCTATCTTATGTAAATTTCCCGCCCTATCGAACCAATATTACGTCAAACTTCATAGCATCAATCGTCTACCAGTCTGGGTCCGGCGTTATCAATGTTACCTCCTGCACAATGGACCATAATGGGACTGATTTTTCTGAATCGACATCGTCCGGTCAGTTAACACTGACATTTGTCAATAAGGGCGTTTTGCCACTCGTAACAACCGCTGATATTACAATTACCGCGACACCACTGGCGATATGAGTTATTACAATACTCAATATTTGTCATGGCAAAGTTCGTTTAAGCGAGACGACGATGACGGCGTCGTCCGAAATGCCACGTATCTAAATGATAATGATCCCGAGGCAAGCACTAATCAATTCTATGACTGGACTGCCATTTATGTGGACACCAACGGCACGCCAAGTGGCGGTGGTCCATCAATAGTTGCCATAGATGACGAAACTGTTGTTCCTTGGAGACTAACGCTTAAGGTCATTCCCACCTCAAGTGCAGACATTCAATTCCAGTTGTCTGGTATTGCCGTTGATGGAACAACAACACTAAATCTTGACTCGGTTACGTATATTTTTCATTGCCTCATCAAGAGCCCCAAGAAAGTAACCGTTGATGCACAACTTCGTGGCGATGGATTTGCTTCTCCACCCGAGCCAAAAATAACTTATTTTGATGTTGCAAACGAGTATGTGTCCATCAGGACAAACTTCCTGGAACTCAATCCGGGGGCCGATTTGCCGTCAAACACATACGGTGGTGCTGACATCACTACTACGACCCTAATAACGGTCAAAAATCATGAGAACCAGCCGTTTTATATAACGTGTCCATTTTTGTATCAGGAATTTGAGTACATGAAGAACCCATTTGTGTACAACAGCCCCAAATACATTCCACAAGTACTGCTTGATATTGATTCGTCACAAAGCCCGCAATATCCGATGTCCAAGTTGATGCACGCACTGAACTACAGTTCAGCACAGGCTTCGGGATTAACTACAAAATTTTGGAAATTAGATTTAAGTGAATTGCCACCGGAATATGATGGAACAGAGAATTTTTCAAAGAGCAAATTAGTTGATCCATCTCTTGCGGACATGGAATACCTACCATGGCTTTCTCAGTTCAATGGAAATCGACTAAGGGAAAATATTTATGCATCGAATCCTGGCAATGCAACCTTGACAGGAAGCACGTCTGTGCGTGTTGCAACTACGGCCACGGGGACACTCAATACTGCGTTTGCTGCTGGACAAACGGTTGATGGCATAGTGCTTGCTGCTGGTAATAGAATTCTTATAAAAAATCAAACAACCGGTTCCCAAAACGGGGTTTATGTTGTCAATGCCTCGGGCGCCCCAACGAGGGCTTCAGATATGCCAACGGGTGTTCTTAATATTAGTAGCGGATTTACGATATTGGTCCAAGAAGGAACAGTTAATTCTGGAACAATATGGAGAATAACAAATGCATCTAACCCCAATGTTGGTACGACGGCTCTGACATTTGGGATTAAGCAAATTTCTGTAGTGGCAGCAACTACGACCGCAGGGACGCTAGCAACATCATTTGACTCAGCAGATTCAATTGATAACTTTGAATTATCAACAAACGATAAAATTCTCATCAAAAACCAAACCACGGCATCAGAAAACGGTGTCTACGTTGTTGCTGCCTCTGGGGCGCCAACTAGAGTTGCGAGCCTATCTGCTGGCTTGGTTTTGACAGATTATGTCGATGTATTTGTAATTAATGGTTTCGAAAATAAATACAAAATATTCAGAAGTGATCAAAACTCAATAACCGTAAATACTGGCTCACTCACATTTACCGAAGTCGCTAAGAGTGCCTACGTCGATGACGTGGAGGAGTTCCTGAGATGGCAAGTCACCAATGGCTACTGGGGCTACCGAGCGGGTACTCATATGGCTTTTGACGCAATCCTCACTAGGTATTTGAGTGGTACGAAATTCCGTACATATACATTAGACGGGTTTAATCTCTCCATAAAAGTCTTGTACAGCGAAGCGCCCTGGGCGGCCTTCGGAAGAAGTCCACTTTTGGAAGCATTGTTGGAGCCCGCACGCCCAGCAGGGTATAAACTTACTGTAGAAGTCGTTCACGATGCAAGATTTACACTAAATAGTGCATCGCTTGGACAATTGGGCGCAGGGGCAACAGCCGACCCACTCGGATAAGGAGCAATATGACCGGTTTTAAAGCATGGAGTTCGGGTCAGACCCTCAATGCCGCTGACGTAAATGATTACCTCATGGAGCAGTCTGTGGTTATTTGGCCAACTGCTGGAACTCGCGAGGGTGACTCCGCCTATCTCGCTAGCCTTGTTGAAGGAAATTTGTGCTATATCCAGGATGAAAATGCTCTTTACTACTACACCGGCAGTGCCTGGGCGCAAATTGCGACTGAGTCATATGTCGATACTGCGGCAGGATCGGAAGCGCGCAAGGCCTTACTTCTATCGTTTATGGAATCAAATTAAGGAGATAAAATGTCAATTAAATTTATCAAAGATACAGTAGAGCGTGCAGTAACAGCATTTATTGCTGCATATTTAGGAGTCTGGGTTGAGGCTGGATCAGATTTTGATGCACTCACCAATGCCGACAATCTAAAAGTTGGCGCCGTTGCTGCCGTGGCTGTTATTGCCGCCGCATTTGGACTCAAGAAGGTTGGACCAAACAAGGATTCGGCTTCTATTCTTTGATAGTCCCTCAGCATGTAGGTCGCTCGTCTACAATGTTTTAAGACATTAGAGGAGAGTCGTTATGCTTGCTGGCACATACAACATCACATGTGAGCAGGGCTCTACATTTAGTCGGATAATTACTGTCGAATATCCCGACCCAGAAGACCCAAGTTCCATGCTCCCATGGGACTTTACTGGATATACCGGTCGCATGCAGATTCGTCGTACAATTGACTCGTCCGTCGTAATGATTGAACTTACCACTGCTAATGGGGGAATCGCATTTACCGATGCAGAAAATGGTGAATTGACTGTCAGTATGACGGCAGTACAGACCGCAGCCCTTGAGACAAGTGGAGTTTATGACCTGGAAATCATCAACTCTGGTGGACAGGTATCCAAACTCATTAAGGGTACATTCACACTACTTCCAGAGGTAACAAGATGAGCGGTATACCTAATACCGTTAATATTCAACAGGATACCCCAAATACTGTCACCGTAAATCAAGAAGACCAAAACCTTGTTACCGTACAGACAACTGTCAATAACGTAACAATAACTACTGGCTCAATCGCCCAAGGTGCTACACGACGCCACGTCCACACTCAGGGCACAGTTTCTTCAACCTGGACAATTACGCATGCACTTGGAGGACAACCGAGTATAACGGTTGTTGATTCTGCAGGTACTGTCGTTTTTGGTGAGGTACAATATCTATCCAACACTCAGGTGCGAGTGATATTTAGTGCACCTTTTTCTGGCAGCGCATACCTAACGTAAGGAACCCATATGGCTCAAAAATTCTTGACCAATATTGACCTCAATCAGAATCAACTGATTAACGCAAAATTTGAGGTTGTTGCCAGCGACCCTAATTCTGGGAACTTTGAAGGTCGGCTCATCTACCAGAGCACCACAGACACAATTAAGGTTTATGCCAACGGAGCATGGCGCTCGCTCCCGCACACCATCTCGGCTGGTGGGTCGTATACCGATGCCCTTACTATCAGTGAGTCGAATGGCACCGTCTCCCTAACACTCAATCTGGCAGATACAGACAGCGCCGGACTTCTGTCCAGCACCTTCTGGAATGACCTCAATGGCGCTACTGCCGATGCAACGGCAAGCAAACTTGTCAAGAGGGATGCCAACGGCAACATTAGTGTTGCAACGCCGACAGAAGCAGGCCATGCCGCGACCAAGGGGTATGTCGACGCTGCTCGTTCTGGACTTGACGTCAAGCAGTCTGTTCGTGTTGCAACGACTGAAGCAATCACACTTTCGTCCGGCTTGGAGGATGGCGACACGATTGACGGTGTCACTCTTGCTACCGGCAACAGAGTTTTGGTCAAGAACCAGGACACCGCTTCTGAAAACGGCATCTATGTTGTCAAGGCATCGGGAGCACCAGATAGAGCAACCGATGCAGATACGTCGGTGGAAGTTACTGCAGGAATGTTCACCTTCGTTGAAGAGGGAACCATTAACGCTGATACCGGCTGGGTTCTGACCACCAACGACACAATTACCCTTGGGACAACCAGTCTTACGTTTGCACAATTCTCTGGTGCGGGCTCCATTGTTGCTGGCGACGGCCTGAGCAAGAGTGGCAGCACCCTAAATGTCGGCGCTGGTACGGGCATTACGGTCAATGCTGATACCGTTCAGATTTCCTCAACGTATTCTGGACAGAACAGCATTACTACGCTGGGAACAATCAGCACCGGTACATGGCAGGGGACCGCAGTTGGTGTTGCCTACGGTGGTACTGGCGCAACGGATGCTGGAACTGCGAGAAGCAATCTTGGTCTAGCAATTGGTACCGATGTTCAAGCCTATGACGCGGAACTTGCCGCCATTGCTGGTCTCACTTCGGCTGCCAACAAACTCCCGTACTTCACTGGTTCGGGAACTGCGGCTCTTACCGACCTGACATCTCAGGCTCGTGGCCTCCTTGACGATACGTCGTACTCCGATATGCGCACGACACTTGGTCTGGCTATCGGCACCGACGTTCAAGCGTACAACTCAACACTTGCTGCCGTTGCTGGTGGCACCTATACCGGTGATGACTCCATTACTACTGTTGGAAATATCTCGGCTGGTACATGGCAGAGCACAGACATTGGTATTGAGTATGGTGGCACCGGAGCAAGCACTGAAGCAAATGCCAGAACAAACCTTGCTTCCGCCTCTAGCGAGGCATCGGGCCGCACCACCAGCACCCCGTCACTTGCACGTGTCGCGAAGCAGGGTTGTAACGCATCATCTAGTGGTACGTCAACTACAACTGTCACGCACAACTTCGGCACGACTGATGTAAATGTTCAAATTTACGAAGTAAGCACAGGGGCAACCGTCATTGGCGATGTAACCCGTTCCAACACAAACACTGTTTCGGTTGTCCTGTATGGAACAATTTCGGCCAACGACTACACCATCGTAGTAGTCGGCTGATAACTGGCCTTGAGGGGCCACAACATAGGAAGCGATTGAGGTCGTGGCACAGAAATTTACCGTCCCCATAACGATACGTCAGTTATCGTCTGCTGGTTCTGATGCCATAACCGTTTTTGTTGATGCCGATACCTATGCTCGTCTTCAAGTTCAGGCTGGCGGTCGTCTTGTGTGGGGACCCGGAGATGGCACCGCAGACACCAATCTGTATAGAGATTCTGCGGATGTACTTAAAACAGATGACACCTTTAAGGCTGCCTCACTGTTTATTGATGGAATAGAGATTGATACCGCGGGGGCAACATCTGACCAGGCTTTGGTTTTTGATGGGAATAAGTTTAAGCCCTCAACTGCAGCAGGGCCACAAGGCACACAAGGCGCACAGGGACCACAGGGTTCGCAGGGTGCTCAGGGCGCTACTGGTGCACAAGGAGCAACCGGAGCACAAGGTCCACAGGGTGACACTGGAGCGCAGGGTGTTCAGGGCTCACAGGGTGTTCAGGGTGCTACTGGTGCGCAAGGTGCGCAGGGCGTACAAGGTCAGACCGGAGCCCAAGGTCCCCAGGGGGACACGGGTGCCCAAGGGCCACAAGGCGATGTCGGCGCACAAGGCGTCCAGGGTTCCACTGGAGCCCAAGGTCCCCAGGG